ACTTGGGTACAGGCGATAAGCAAGCGGCAGTAGCTGCTCGTGATAACGTATAACTTAAAATACTAACTTTAAGGGGCTGGTTTATACTGGCCCCTTATCTCTACGCAGATAAAGGAATAAATTATGGGCATCACTACTGCAATGTGTACAAGCTTTAAGCAAGAATTGCTTGGTGGCCTACATGACCTTGACACAGACTCAATTAAACTAGCTCTTATTAAACCTAGCAACAGTGGAACATACGGTGCAGCCACTACTAATTATTCAAATGTAACAGGTAACTCAGATGAGTCTTCTGGCACTAACTACTCTGCAGGTGGACAAGCTTTAGGCAGTCCCTCTATTACCGTAAGTGGTACAACCGCTATGGTAGACTTTGCAGATGAGGTATTTGAAAACGTAAGTACATCTGCTGATGGTTGTATTATTTATAACACAGCAAACTCTAACTCAGCTATCTGTGTAATCGACTTTGGTGGCACTGTAACGGCTGTTGCTGGTGACTTGACTATTGAGTTTCCTGCGGTTGGAGCAAGCACTACTATAATTAGAATAGCGTAAGCTATGGCTATTTATGGCGCTAATGATGCTCTGTATGGTACTGGTACTTTTGGCAGTGCTATATTTGGATCTCTTAGCCCCGTAAAAGCTATAACCGGTGTTTCAGGTACAGGTGCAATAGAACCTCCTGAGATCGGTGGCTTTGAGGTTGACATTGGAATACGCCTTACAGCTACTACAGTAGGTACAGGTGGTGTAGGTTCTTTACAACCTAACATTAAAGCAGAAATATCTGGTACAACCGCTACAGTATCTCTTGGTCAAATAACTATTGATGCCGTATCAGAAATATCTGGTGTAGTAGGTACGGGTTCTGTAAGTTCTGTAGGTGCGGGTGTCACCTCTAATATAACAGGCGTAACTGCTACAGGACAAGTAGGTTCTATTAGTACGATACACGTTTCAGAAATTATAGTGTCTGCAGGTGTAGTGACAGCAATAGGTACAGTGGTAACAACTGCAGTAGTGTTTGACTTCGAGGCAGTACGAACAGAATACAGTCGTAGACGTACAATATATATTGCAGAGGCTGCGTAATGTCTTCATCAGCATCTCGAACTGTCCGCATACCAGATGAGAATAGAATAGTATTCGTTTCTGCTTTTGATACAAATAGGGTAGTAAGAATACCACAAGAAAATAGATTAGTTTTTGTAGAGAGACAAGATACATCTGCAGAACGAACAGTGTACGCAACTGAGGATTAAATATGAGTTTTCGTTGGCCTAATAAAGACCCTGATGAACAATTAGATTATAGTGTAGATTGGTCACGTTTTCTTGGTGATGCTACAATTAGTTCTATTGCTTGGTCTGTAAAGAGTACTGCTTATAGTACTAAAACTACACTGGAAGCAGGTCAAACCTTAACTACTGCCTCTAGCTCTGCTACTACTGACAGTATTCAAAACGTATCACAAACAAACACCAGTACCGTAGCTACTATAAATATAGGTGGCGGTGCAAATAATATAGAATATACTTTTTTCTGTAACATGATTGATAGCACAGGTAGTCAAGCAGAACGTAGTATTAAAGTACGGGTAAAGGAACGTTAAATGGCGTATGATTATCTTGGTCTAGTAAACGATGTAAATCGTAGGCTTAATGAAGTAGAACTTACGTCTAGTAACTTTGCTACTGCAGCTGGCGAATATAGTATGATTAAAGATGCAGTAAATGCATCTATTCGTTTTATCAATCAGCATGAGTATGAATGGCCTTTTAATCACGTAGAGGCAGAAGAAACTATGACTGCGGGTGTGGTACGTTACGCCTATCCTGCAGATGCTAAAACACTTGATATGGATAGCTTCCGTATTAAACGGGACGAAACTTTAGGTAACAACACTAAACGCCTTAAAATTATCTCCTACGAAGAGTACCTAGATAAATACGTAGATCTAGAATACAATTCATCTGAAAGCCTAAAGGCTTTGCCTGAGTATGTATTTAGAACTCCTAGCTTAGAGTTTGGTTTTGTCTCTTCGCCAGATAAAGAGTACACAGTTGTGTATGAATACTATAGACTTCCTGTAGACCTTATTAACTCCACTGACGTACCCTCTATACCAGAGCAATTTAAATACACTTTACTGAACGGTGCTATGCATTTTGCTTATATGTTTAGAGGAGAATCGCAGGAAGCACAAATGATGCAACAACGCTTTACCGATGAAATTAAAAGTATGCGTAGTTTATATATTAATAGGTATGACTACCTGAGATCTACTGTTATTGGTCACAGTCGTGCTGCAAATAGTTCTTTTAGGGCAGGCTAGTATATGGCAACTACTCGTGAAACACTCCCTATAGAGTTTAAGGGTGGGCTTGTTACTAACATGAGCCCTTTGCAACAAGGCATCAATGCGCCAGGGAGTGCAAGGATTCTTAAAAACTTTGAGCCATCTGTTGAGGGTGGCTATCGTCGTGTCTTAGGGTACACTAAATACAATAGTAGTGTTATACCCCCGCATGGTGCCCCTGTAGTACACGGATCGGGTCAAAATAGTACTACTCTTATTGTAGGTAATATTCATCAGACACCTGTAGTTGGAGATACATTTACAGTAGCAGGTGTGACAGGTACATATACTATTGCATCCGGTGGTGTATCTTTTGACGCAACAAATAACCGTGCCACATTAACTATTAACACGTTAGCCAGTGCACCTGCAAATGCTGCAGCAGTTACTTTTACCTCCACTGCATCTAACTACTTAATGCTTGGTTGCGGTGTATTTTCAGATAGAGTTATTGTTGCTAAAAATGCTGATGTATATAGGGTCTCTACCAGCACTATAGAACACATTAACGTACCTAATTATGGAACTGTGCTTGTAAATGGTGCAAGCCAAACTGGTACAAGTCTTATTGTAGATGGTTTGACTTCTGCTCCACAAACAGGTGACGTATTTAAAATTGCAGGGATTAATCTTGTATATACTGTAACTGCAGATGCTAGTTTAACTGACGACGATGCAACACTAGCGATCAATCCTGCACTAGCCAGTTCCCCTGCAGAGAATGCAATAATTACTTTTTTAAGTACCTCAAGAGAAAACGCTGGTAAAACTAGATTTGCTAGGTATAACTATACCGGAACAGAAAAGATTGCAATAGTAGATGGTACTAATGTCCCTGCTATTTATGACAATGCTAACTTTATTGCTTTAGACGAAAGTCCTGCAGATGTCATTGGTGCAAGCTTTGTAGTAACTTTTAAGAACCAATTGTTTTTTGCTAAAGACAGTACCTTAACTTTTACAGCTCCTTATACAGATAATGACTTTACACCTGCTGCAGGTGCTGGTACAATATTCGTAGGAGATACTGTAACAGGACTAATTGCATTTAGAGAGCAGTTAGTTGTATTCACTGAATCTTCTATACTTCAAATAACTGGTAATTCCGCAGCAGACTTTCAACTGCAGCCAATTACTGCAGATATCGGGTGCGTAGATACCGACACTATACAAGAAGTCGGTGGTGATGTAATGTTCTTGGGACCAGATGGCCTTAGGTTACTCAGTGCAACTGATCGTGTTGGTGATTTCGGTCTAGGTGTCGTATCAAAAGTAATACAAAAAGAGACAACAAGTTTTATTACAGATAATACTTCCTTCTCTAGTGTAGTTATCCGCAATAAATCTCAATACAGAATACTAGGTTACAATACTAATATTACACAAGAGAATGCTAAAGGTATCCTCGGCACACAGTTCTCAGGGCAAGGTGGCGAAAATATAGCGTGGAGTGAGCTTCGTGGTATTAGGGCTTACGTAGCTGCCAGTAGATTCTATCAGAACGCAGAGACAATTGTATTTGCTAATGACGATGGCTACTTGTATCAGATGGAAGATGGCAATAGCTTTGATGGTTTAAACATACAAACTACTTTTGCTACACCTTATATTCCCGTTAGTGATCCAAGGGTACGTAAGACATTTTATAAAGCGTTTTTATATACTGACCCACAGGGTAGTGTGTCCTTTGATATGAGTCTTAAATTAGACTTTGACCAACTTAATAGCATACAGCCCACACAGATAACTTTTGATAGTAACACAGGGGAAGTTGCATTCTATGGTTCTGCAGTATTTGGTTCTGCCGCAGTCTATAGTAACAAACTATTAACTCTTTTTGAAACACAACTAATAGGGTCCGGTTTTACTGCATCCATACAATTTGAATCAGATAGCACAGACCCGCCGTTTTCTCTTGATGCTATTACATTAGAATACGGCACAAACACAAGAAGGTAAACCAAAATGGGTACAGCATACACTAGAACCGATACTTCAAATAATATAGCAGACGGTAACGTTATTAATGCTTCCGATCTGGATGGTGAGTTTGATGCTATCGAAAGTACACTAAGTACAAGTGGTCACACACATGATGGTACTGCCGGAGAGGGTGGTCCAGTTACGGTAATTGGTCCTGCACAAGACCTTGTAGCTACAGCGTCTGTAGTTAAACCTAAAACAGATAATACTTTAGATCTTGGTACAGCTTCCTTAGAGTTTAAAGATTTGTTCATTGATGGTACAGCACACATTGACGTACTTGATGTAGATGAGACTGCTAGTATTACAGGCGTCCTGACCACCACGGCTGCTACTGTGCATACTGGTGGCATTACAATGCCTGACAGTGCCAAAGCCATCTTCGGCGCTGGGTCTGACCTACAGATTTACCATGATGGGTCGCATAGTTATATCAACGAAAGCGGTACTGGACACCTTCGTATTCTTGCAGAAAACTTTACCGTTCGAAATCCCGCAAATAATGAAAGCATGCTTGTTGCTATTCCAGATGCGGGTG